ATTGGATGTTTAAGTGGTTACAGTATTCAAGAGATAGGTGGTGACCTTCTCTTCTTAGCACCAGACGGACTGAGAACAGTTGCTGGTACTGCAAGGATTGGAGACGTTGAGTTAGGAACTGTTAGTAAATCTATACAGCCATTACTCACAGACCTTGCAAACAACATTAATAGTTATATTATTAGTAGTGTTGTTATACGTGAGAAATCACAATATAGATTATTTTATACAGATACTTCAGTGTCGGGTAACCAACAAAGAGGTATTATAGGAACATTAAGACCCAACGGATTTGAGTGGGGAGAAACAAGGGGAATAGAAGTTACCGAGATTGGCTCGGCATTTAATCAAAATGGTGTTGAAAAGTATTATCACGGTTCTACTGCAGGTTACGTGTATAATCACGATACAGGTAATAACTTTGATGGCACTTCCATTTTAGCAAGATATGCTACACCTAACTATGACTATGGTGATTTAGGTACGTTAAAAACTTTACACTTTGTAAAAGTATCTGCAAGTGCAGAAGGTATTGTAGAACCAAACGTTCAAGTTAGATTTGATTATGGTAATACTAATACCCCACAACCTGTATCACCTTTTGATTTAGGAACGATTAATCCACCTGCTATCTTTGGAGATGGTATATTTGCTACAACAGTATTTGGTGGTAGTAACAATCCTTTAATTAGAGTACCACTACAGGGCAGTGGACACAGTAATAATTTTACTTTTATAAGTGATGATACTAAAGCACCTTATACAATTAATGGTCTTTACGTAGACTTTATACCTTCAGGCAGGAGATAAAAACAAATGGCAAGTTACACTAGACAGAGTTCGTTTGCAGATGGTGATACAATCACCGCAGCATTATTTAATAATGAATTTAACCAACTCGTAAACGCTTTTCACAATTCAACAGGGCACAAACACGATGGCACTACAGCCGAAGGACCTGTTATAGGACTGATAGGTGATGCAGGAGAAACATCTCCTAACAATAAAGTACTTATAGATACAACTAATAATTATATTGAGTTCTATGTACAAGTATCAAGCAGCCCTGTACAACAGTTATATATAGCCGATGGTGCTATAGTACCTGTTACAGACAGTGATGTTGACTTAGGTACAACAAGTTTAAGATTTAAAGATACGTATACAGATACAGTTACCACAACCGGAAACGTAAGTGTTGGTGGTAATCTTACAGTTACAGGAACTGCTACTATAGCTGGTAACCTTACTTTTGGTGATGCAGCTTCTGATACAGTTGCTTTTAGTGCTGACGTAGCTTCTAATCTTTTACCAAGTGCTGATAATACTTATGATTTAGGTGCAAGTGGTTCTGAGTGGAAAGATTTATACATTGATGGTACTGCAAATATTGATAGCCTTGTAGCTGATACTGCAGATATTAATGGTGGTACAGTTGATGGTGCTATAATTGGTGGTTCTAGTGCTGCTGCAATTACAGGTACAACTATTACTGGTACTAGCTTTGTTATTGGTTCAGCCAATATAGCTGAAGCAGAACTTGAAACAATTGATGGAATAACTGCAGGAACTGTAGCAGCTTCTAAAGCTATTGTAGTAGATTCAGATAAAGATATCACAGGTGGTAGGAACATAACTATTACAGGTGAGTTAGATGCAGCAACCTTAGACATTTCAGGTAATGCAGATATTGATGGTACACTTGAAACAGATGCACTATCTATTAATGGTACAGCAGTTACATCAACTGCAGCAGAACTAAATATATTAGATGGAGTAACATCCACTGCTGCTGAATTAAATATTTTAGATGGTGTAACGTCTACTGCAGCCGAGTTAAACATCTTAGATGGTGTAACGTCTACTGCTGCAGAACTTAATATCCTTGATGGTGTTACAAGTACTGCAACAGAATTAAACTTACTAGATGGTGTAACATCTACTACCGCAGAACTCAACATACTTGATGGAGTTACAGCTACAGCAGCAGAAATAAATGCTCTTGATGGTATTACATCAACAGTTGCTGAGTTAAACATCCTTGATGGTGTTACAGCAAGTGCTACAGATATTAATCTTATAGATGGTATAACAAACGGAACAGTAATAGCAAGTAAAGCTATTATAACAGATTCAAACAAAGACATTACTGGTGGTAGAAATATTACTATTAGTGGTGAATTAGATGCTGCTACCCTAGATATTAGTGGTGATGCAGACATTGATGGAACTTTAGAAGCCGATGCAATTACTATCGGTGGTGTAACACTAGCAGAAACAATTAGTGATACTGTAGGAGCTATGGTTAGCTCTAATACAGAAACAAACATTACAGTTACTTACGAAGACTCTGATAATACTTTAGACTTTGCAATTGGTACACTTAATCAGGATACCACAGGTAACGCAGCAACAGCTACAGCTCTAGAAACAGCACGTACAATTCATGGAGTATCGTTTGATGGTACTGCTAACATTGACTTGTCTGAGGTTATAGCTGATACAGTTGGTGCAATGGTTAGCTCTAACACAGAGACTAATGTTACAGTAACTTATCAAGACTCTGATAATACACTAGACTTTGCATTTAGTGGTTCAGCAGATACTACAGGTAACGCAGCTACTGCAACAGCTTTAGAAACTGCTAGAACTATACACGGTGTATCTTTTGATGGTACAGCAAATATAGACCTTTCAGAGGTTGTACAAGATACAGTTGGAGCTATGTTTAGTTCTAACACAGAATCAGGAATTACTGTTACTTATGAAGATAGTGACGGTACAATTGATTTAACAGTTGGGACATTAAACCAAAATACAACAGGTTCAGCAGCTACTTTAACAACTGCTAGAACTATTGGTGGTGTAAGCTTTGATGGTTCTGCTAATATAACACCTACAACTTTTACAGCAGCTACATTCTCTGGAGACTTAAACGTTGACAGTGGTGTTTTGTTTGCTGATGTAAGTGCTAATAGAGTAGGTATTAATCAAACCTCACCAGATGTTTCACTTGACTTAGGTGCTAACACAGATGCTGTACACGTACCAGTAGGTACTACAGCACAAAGACCTGCAAGTCCTGCTGCTGGTTATTTTAGATATAACACAACTTCAGGAGAGTTTGAGGGTTACACAAGTGCTTGGGGAAGTATTGGAGGAGGAAGTGGTTCTTTCTCTACTAACATCTTTGCAGGTGACGGTAGTGATACAACCTTTACTTTGTCTTCAGCTCCATCAAGTGAAAATAACTTAATGGTATTTATTGATGGTGTATTCCAAGCACATGATAGTTACAGTGTTTCAGGAACTACTTTAACGTTCTCTGAAGCTCCTGCAAATGGTAGAGTTATTACAGCCTATAATGCTGAAGAAGTCGCAATAGGAACTCCAAGTGATAACTCAGTTTCAACAGTTAAGATAGCTGCAGATGCAGTAACTGGTGCTAAGATAGCTGACGATTCAATTGATAGTGAACACTATGTTGACGGAAGTATTGATACTGCTCATCTATCTGCTGATGTAATTACTGGTGCTAAGATAGCGGACGATGCTATAGACTCAGAACATTATACAGATGGAAGTATTGACACAGCTCATATAGCTGATGACCAGATTACTGATGCTAAACTAGCACATGCAATAACTTTTGTTACTTCAGCAACAGCTCCGGCTGTTACAGCAACTGCTGCAGCTAACGTAACTCAACAAGCAATTACATCTAGTTCAAATGCTATAGCTTGGGATGCTGCTGCTAAATCAAATGCTTACCATGTAACAACAGAAAATACTACATTCTCAGCACCTTCTAACGCTACCGAAGGAGCATTAATCTCTGTAGAGATAGCTCAAGGTGGAACTGCTAGAACGATAGCATGGAACACAGTGTTTGAATTTGCTGCAAGTACAGCACCCACAGTTACAGCAACAGCTAATAAAACAGATATCTTCTCATTCAGATACAATGGCTCTGTATGGCAAGAAGTAGGAAGAGTACAGAACTTAGCACAAACTTAATACTATATGGCTTTTTTACAACGCACAATGAATCGTGGCAGTGTTTCTACTGGATATGATATTGATAACTCTTTGAAGTTTGAGTCTGATAATTCTGAATATTTAAAAGCAGAGGGTAGACCACAAGGCAATCAGCAAACATGGACTTGGAGTTGTTGGCTAAAAAGAACAGAAGTAACCAACGGAGTTATTGCTCAATATATGTTTTCAGCAGGTTCAGACGGAAAACTTGGTTTATATTTTAGAGACGATTCTTCTTCTAATGGTGGAGATACAATATTTATATATGTAGACGAAGGTAATTCTTTAAAATGGATAGGTGAACTAAGAGTAAGTTTTAGAGACACTTCAGCTTGGTATCATATTGTTTTTGCTGTTGATTCAACAGACGGTACAGCAGCAGACAGAACAAAAATTTATGTAAACGGAGTACAACAAACTATAACTTTTAATGCTACTTTAAATCAAAATGTTAGCACTAGAATTGGTGATAGTGGTGGCAAACTATCTATAGGTGCTAAAATGGATGGTTCATATGAATTTAATGGTTATATGGCAGAAGTTGTTTTAGTAGATGGCTCTCAACTTACACCAACAAGTTTTGGTGAGTTTGATGATGATAGTGGTATTTGGAAACCTAAAGATGTAAGCAGTCTTTCATTAGGAACTACAGGATTTTATATGAACTTTGATGACTCTTCTGATTTAGGAAAAGTTCAAACTGGTACAAGCCAAGGCGACTTTGATTTAAACAACATCACAGCAGCCGACCAGTCTACAGATACTCCGACTAATAGTTTTTGTACCTTGCTTGGACAGCA